GGAAGACCTAAAAAGGAAAATGACTCAGAAGAAAACCCAAAAAACCCAATGGGTTTTGAAGAAACCGAAAAAAAAACTAAAAACCAAAAAAAGCCGATAAAGATAAAGAATAAAGATAAAGAGAAAGATATAAATAAAAATACTATGTGCAAATCTGAAGCAGATGCACTGTTTGAGAGAGTTTGGAAATTATACCCTCAGAAACGTGGGAAGGGGAAAGTCTCAGATGCCAATAAGAGGCGTTTACTTGATATCGGATTCGACGAATTAAGTCGTGCCATTGACCGATACAAGGCGGACTTGGCGTTAGATGACTGGAGAAAACCCCAAAATGGCAGCACGTTTTTTAACTCTGGATACATAGATTACCTGGATTCCAATTACGAAAGACCTGAAAGAATACAGAACGAAAAAGCTCCGGGAAAATTGGAATGTCAAAGGGATTATGATTTTGATTCTTTGGAGCAGCAGCTGTTTGAGAAGCAGTTTGGAGGATAGACGAGATGGAGCAGATGAATTTCTTCGGATGTGAAACCACACTCCGGAGCAGAGTAATAACAAAGCAGACTCAAAGAGAAAGCCACGAGAAGGTAGATAAGCAGGTAATCCGTAACAATATCCTGAATGAATTATCTTACGGAAATATGACTGCAAGAGAGATCGCTGTGGTAATGCACAGGCACGGACTGGTGACAGAACCAACACGGCAGCAGGTACAGCCAAGGTTAACAGAGCTGACTCAGGAAGGACTTGTTGAAGTGATCGGCAAGCGATATGACAGCCGGACAGATCGGCATGTGGCACTGTATCACAAAGTTGAGTAAGTAAATAAAGGCATCCGGTTGATCTCTGTCCGTAGTAACCAACAACCCAAGATTGTTGTTAAAAGTCGTAGTAATAGTCGTGGTAGTTGTGGGTTTCGGGATGATCTTAAGCGACAGGACGTAAAAAGATGATCACATATGCGGACAGAGATCAGCCGGATGGACTGAATTATATACCACAGCAACTATTAACCGCATAAGAAACAGCCAGTATAAGCCATGAGCCTGCTGCCTAAGGCAGTGGGCAGAAAGGAGAATTGATGGCAGATTACAGCAAAGGATTTAAAAGACGTGTTGTGACACTGTGGATCAAGTATAACATGTCATCAAATGAGATCAGTAGATCATCCGGCATCGATCATAAGACACTGATGAAGTGGTATAAGCGTTTCTACCCTGAGATAACAGGGGGGGGCAAACGAGACAAAGTGCAAGGATTTAAGATGGCACTATATAGGCAATTGTGCCGGATACCATAAGTAAAGGAGTACGATCAGACAGTTTGGTTCTTTACCTGAGGGATTCTTCAAGTAACTATTAACCAAGCAATCAATACCAAACATATTTTTTCAGGTTCTTTTAAATGTAATTTCTCAAATATTAGATTTAGTTTTTTACAATTTTCCAAATCAAAAAACGAAGAATCACAAGACTTTATAAGATCGGGCAAAAGATAACAGATCAGCGATCAGAGATAAAGGCGTTGTATCAGGTAAAGAACCAAGCTGTCTGAGAAAACGATATGAGATATAAAGAAAATTTCAAGAAAGGAATGGTCCGGCTGATCATCTCAACAGGGATAAGCTACAAGAAGCTGTCAGAGCTGACAACGATCAGCCAGCCAACGTTGAAAAAATGGGATGATGAATACCGGCAGGAGTGCCTGGATGAGAAGAAGAGAGAAATCGAGAGACTAAAGAAGCAGGAAGAAGAGAACATGAGATGCACGGCGTGGCACCAGTATGGATCTGGTGCAGGTCGATATGAATGAGGTATCAAAATGGGAAAATTAGATAAAGAACAAGAAGCAAGAATGGCAGGAATGAGCTATGGTGTCAGAATAGCAAGAGAAAAAGGGATAGATGAAGCAGAAAAAGAATTAAAACTTAGAGGTGCGTTAGGGGTCGGATTACTGATCGACAATACAAGATTAGACAAAGCATTTGAAATCCTAGCAACAACACTCTATGGAAACATCATGACAACAGCATTATCAGCACTGGCAGATAGCGAAGGCTTTGGAGAAAAGAGACTTCGAAGATTCAAAGAAGCATATGATCATAAATCCATGTGCCTGGTATCTCTGGATCAGTACGCAGAACATTTTGTAACATTTGAAGACATGGCAATTGGTTTAAAGAAACGTTATAACATCGACATGAATGCAGAAATGATTGCATCAAACCAGGAAGTGATCGATAAAGGGCGAAGAGTGTTACCGAATGTGATTAAGTTATTGGAGCATGAAAATCAGCACGAAGCAGCAGACGTATTAAGAGAACATTTACATGAGGCGGTGGCAGTATGGTAAACAAGAAAGAATTTGAAGGTTATATCTGTGAGATCACGGGTAAGTCAATTAAAGAGATGAGATTATGTCCGGATAAGTTTCAAAAATTTATAATACGGAGAAAATGTGACAAAAGTTGTATCTGGTGTGAGAAGGAGACAAAGGCAGATGAGTGATGATTGGAAAGAGCAAAAGAAAAGACAAAAAGCCATCTTCACAGCGCAACAGAATCTGCCCTATGAGTTAAAGGTCAAAAGGGCAGAGTTAAGAGCAAGAGAGTTTATACAAGAACTTGATCGCAGAGGAATGAATGCACATGTAAGTGTAGGTGGTTTGGATAGCATCGTGCTTTTGGTGTTTTTAAGAAGTAGGGGGATCAATGTACCTGCAGTGTCAGTATCATCCCTGGAAGATAAAAGCATTATCAAAGTACATAAGCAGCTTGGAGTGATTTCGCTTCGACCAGGAAAACCAAAGACAGAAATTTTACAAGAGTTTGGATTTCCGGTGATCAGCAAGAAGATTGCAGGACGAATTGACACACTGCAGAACCCAACAGATAGAAATAAGACAGTCAGACATGCGATCATAACCGGAGAATGTGGAGCACAAGGACATTTTGCAAAGAACAGTCGGATGAAGCTACCGAGGAAGTGGCTGCAGCTGTTCGCAGGATACGAAAACAAGAATGAGGGTGTGAATTATCAGATTGCACCATTTAAGGTAAGTAACAAGTGCTGTTTGTACATGAAAGAAAAGCCGTGTGAGATCTACGCAAAAGAGAACAACAGTGCTCCGTTTCTGGGATTAATGGCAAGTGAAGGTGGGCAAAGGGAAGAAGCATTAGTAGAACATGGATGCAACTACTTTGGGAAGTCAGTAATCCGATCAGCGCCATTTGCACCATTCTTACGACAGGATCTACTGCAACTTGCATTAGATCTTAATGTATCGGTACCAGAAATCTATGGAGAAATCGCGAGGAAAGCAGATGGAACATTATATACGACAAAAGCACAAAGAACAGGATGTTCGATGTGTGGGTTTGGAGTGCATCTCGAGAAAAGACCGCATCGCTTCGATATGTTAAGAGAACGCAACGAAAAGGAATGGGAGTTCTGGATGTATCGGTGTTGCGTAGATCCAGAAACAGGAGAACGATTCGGATGGGGACGTGTCTTAGATTACATCGGAGTGAGATGGGAAGATAAGTGGGAACCAGAGCCGGAACAGTTGGAATTTCATTTTGGTTAAAAGAAGAAAGAGAGGTTTTAAGTGTTAATAAGAACAAGTGAGGTAGTGGTTATAAATACACAACAGGCTACTAGGTTATATGTTGAAAAAACATTTGACGAACATGAAGTAATATGCGAAACGTTAGATCATCTATACACCATTAAAAAATGTACAACAAGAGCAGAAGCGGTGGAAGTGCTGGATAAGATACTTAATCAATATGACAGAGGGCAGAGAGTGATTAAGATCGGTAATTGTTAAAGAAAGTTAAGGAGAAAATGAGATGATGAAGCTAAGAAATGTTGTAAATACAAGAAACCATGGATATGTTGCTATTGATACATGTTATACATTTGATCATGGATTCGAGACGATGGTATTCAAATGCGATAAAAACGGAAATATTATTGATTGGTCGGATTTAGACGTTGATATGTATGATAATGCAGAAAAGGCAGAAGAAGGACACAAAGAAATGATTGAAAAATGGAAAAACAAATAAAAGAGGAAAAATAATGGGAAAAGTAAGACAAAGATTAGGAAAAGCCTACATCCACACAAAAGAAGAATCCATCCAGAGTATCATTATCGATGCTCTGGTAAAACATGGATACGACGTGGATGTAGAAGTAACAGATAACGGAATAAACGAAGTAGTATCATGTGAGATTTACAAAGTGGGGCAGTAAGAAATGGAAACAATAGGAATGGTATTAAAAATACTAAGCACAATATTATCAATAGTGTGTTATGGAGTCTATCTTTGTTTCGACCGAAAAAAAGATTACTATCAAGCTATTAAATTTTTGGTGCTTGGAGCGATTATGCAAAATTTAACATTACATTTGAAATAGAGGGGTGTTAAGAATATGATCATTGGATTTTTAAGCGGATTATTTATCGGAGCAGTTGCAGGAGTGGCAGTGATGTCACTCTGTGCCGCAGCGAAAGAGAGGGATGAGTTATGACAAGGGAAGAAAAGATAGATGAATTATACAATTTTTGTAATATGCATGATAGCTGTGATCAATGCGAACTTGATGATCTTACATCAGTTTGTGAGTTTGAGGATATGTGTAATAAAAAGATTGATAGATTTTATGATGTGATGGTCGGGCATGAAACTAAAGTAGGAGAAGATGATGTGAAGGAAAAACCTAAAACTGTCACCGAGAATCTTACAGGTGTCGTGAAAGAGGATCACGAGAGGACAAAGACGGTAACTGACATTCTGGAAGAAGTAAAGCAGGAGATGTGTGATGGCTATTGCAAGTATCCAGCTATTGTAAATGATAGAGAAGATTTATTTGCAGATAACAGTCCATGTACGGAATGCCCGTTAACTAAATTATAAGGAGTGATACATAAATGGCATACAAAGATTGTCCGTGCCTAAATTGTAAAGATAGATCACACGGATCAAAGAGAGTTGCTTGTCAGACAGGATGTGAGAAGTATCTGTCCTGGAAGGCAAAGGAACAGGAATTAAGAAGAAGAGAGAAAGAATCACGGCCTTATTACTCAAATGCAAGAAAAACGATCATAAGAAACCGTCAGATGAAAAGAAAGAGCGGTAGGCAGATATGATTGATCCATGCAAAGCCTGTGCAGAGATAACCTGCATGGGCATTTGTGCCGATCAGGTGCAATACAAGCAAGAGTATCAGGAG